GACTTTATCAAGTTGTTTCCAACTTGTTTGTGGTGGTGATGATGTTAACGTAGAAATTCCTTGAACCCTTCCACCTGAAAGATATTCGACCATTATCTGGTCACCTCAAGCTATCTGTACGTTAGTGTAACTTCCGTTTTTCTTTACCCTAACATACAAATTTTCGTTATTTGAATCAAGAGTTTTGGACCATATCTGTATTGGTGTAGAAGAACTGTTTTCTGTTCTGCTTGTATAACTTGGATCAGAATCTGCTTCATCTCTTAGTAATGTATCAATAGTGTTACCTGCTGCCCCACCTGCATCTCCCCATTCTAAGACGTTTGCTGATGATGACATTTTTAAAACTTTACCTGATGCACCTGTTGCTGCTGGCATTTCTAATGTATAACTTGCTGATACTGTTGCTGGTGCTTCAAATCCTACATATTGACCACCAGTAGCATCTTGTAATCTTAAGTCTCCCTCTGCTGTAATATCTACCTGTGTTGCTGTTAATGTTCCTGTTGATACTGCTCCTGTTGTTGTAATAGTTGATGAACCATTATTAATACTACCGAATCCACTTGTAATAGAACCAGAGTTTAATGCACCTACTGTGACTAATGAACCATTACCTGCTGTTGCAGATTTACCATCAATCTGTGCTTGGATTAAACTTGTTACATCACCTAAGTATTGAAACTCTGCACTTGTTACGGTACCATTGGCAATTTTAGTTGCATCTATTGCTGCTGCTGCCTTAATGTTAGCATCTTCAATATTTGTAATTGAGTTGCCTGTTCCGTCTGCATCTATTGTTTTATTCGTGAATGTGGTTGTACTTGATGCTGTTACTGATGAAACATTAGTATCTACATAGTTTTTTGTTGCTGCATCCTGTGCTGCTGTTGGGTCTGCAACACCTGTTAGTTTTTGTGCGTTTAATGCAACTGCTGCTGTTGGGGCTGCCATTTGATCTAATCTACTTGTTCTTACTTGAGTATCAAAATTTGTAATTTTAGATGTTGCAATAGCGTCAACTGTTACTGCTCCACTTGTTACTGTAAATTCTGAACCAAAACTTGCTACACCTTTGTTTGTTGATGTTGCAAGTTCACCAGCTATAGTTAATGTTTGACCACTTACTGTTGCATCGATACCTTCACCTGATGTGAATGTTAATGATTGACTATCTAAATCTATTGAACCTGCTGTTGTACCATCTGTTATGTCCAAGTCTTGTGCTGTTACATTATCGTCTACATACTTCTTAATTGATTGTTGTGTTGCTAATGATGTGGCACTATCTGATGCCATGTTATCTTCATCTAATATTGCTATTTCTGATGATACACCTGTGCCACCTGCGGTTCTTCCTATGACCTTCATTGTTGCTAAGTTTTGTATCTTTGCAAATGTTATTGATGCATCGGTAACTGGGCTACCCCCATACTCATACCAGAAGTTACCACTTCTAATTAAAATGGTTGGTACGTTTGTATCTAGGTCCTTGTTTGCATTACCTAATAATCTAATATCTCCTGCTGATGATGGGCTTGTTGTATTGTTTAATGTTACTGACCCTGTTGTTATAATATATAATAAATCACCCTCACTTGTGTTTGTAGTTGCTATTGTATCTACTGATGTAGAACCTGATAGTTTAATGAATGAACTAGGTTGGTCTGCTACCGTTGTGCTAAATGCTGGTGGTGTTACTGTTGCACCAGATGCTATTGTGATTGGGTCAAAACCTAAATGTCCCTTTCTGTTAATATTATCATTCCATTCGTTAGTAGAAATTTCTTTAGTGTTATCTTGTGATGTGGTTAGGTGTTTTGTATGCCTACCCCAGACTTGTTTAGCCATGATATAAATGGGTTAATTTACTATATAACTATTTAAGTTTAGCCTAGGGTTGTAGTCCAAGTTACCTGTAATGTATCTGACGTTTGAAGTGTAACAGGGGTAAATGTATTTTCGTGTGACATTGTGCCACTTGAAGCTGCGTTAAATAATGCTGATTTTTGTACTGCTGTGTGGGTTGCTGAAGCTGTAAAAGTATGTTGAATAGTTGTAGAATTAGTACCTGCTGTATGTGATTTTGTGGTTGCATCTGCTCTGTTTAGACCACCTGAACTAATCTCACCTGCTAATGTGGTATCACCTGCTGCTGGTGCTGCGGTATTTACTGTTAATCCAATAAAGCCTGAACCTCTAGTTCCTGCTGATGTGTTTGTATAACATTGTGCTATGAAAAAGTCTCTTCCTGCGTTGGTTAATAAGTTTGGTTTATCTTTACATAATACTTGTTCATCTGGTCTACCAGCGTTTTTAATAACTGTTACATAACCTTTGATTATAGGTTCTTCTTTCATACATTTATCTGTACATTTTGTTATATTTAAAGTTGATTTATTAGGTGTATCTTCTCTCATTAGAATCCCTTCTTGCAGTCTTCGCATATACATGGTGTTGATGATAATTTGCGTTTACCTGTAAATTCAAAATCTGTTACAATACCACATAGATTACATGGTGCTGTACCTGTTACGGTATGTTCTTTTTCTTGATTATGGTCATCCCATTCTTCAACATTGTCTGTGCTAAAGTCGTGAATGTAACATGCGAATGTCATACTGATATTTAAAGGGGGTTATTATATATAAGGGTTAAATATTCCTTTTTTTGTTATATAACCATTTCTTGATTCTATCATACATTGACCAACTTCTCCACACGCGAGTGCCATATTTCAGTCTAATACGGTATAAATCCCTCGATGATAAATCTAACACCTTTCCATCATAATATGGGTCCATTACATCAGTAGTATTGTCGTCTGCATCATGTCGTAATCCAAGAGAATGTCCTATCTCATGTATTAGAGTATGTATAATATTATAGGTCCTAATTGTACTGTTTGGGTTACTTGCATTATCTATAATTCCTAATCTTATGGCTTCTGATGCTTTTACACCTTCTCCATCTACAGACCATATTTTATCTAGGTTAAATACTATCTGTCCCTGTTTTGCAGTTTTTGGAAAATATGCATATGCTAGAACCCCATGCCTGTCTCTAAATATATCATCATCATCTTTCTTTCTAAACATTATCTTAATATCTGCATTATCATAGTTTCTATATAATGATTTAATTTTAATTGGTATCTCAAAGTTCCATGTAGACATAGCCAAGTTAATAGCCTTTCTCATCTTTCTTGTTGATATTAATGGGCATTCGTTATCATACTCTAATGAATAAAATACTTTATTTCCATCCCATTTATGACCCCATTCTTGTTGGTCCTCTGAAAACTCTAATGTATGGTTTGGTGTTTCTCTAACTGTACATAGTGCCATATATAAAAAAAGGCGGTTCTTGTATTTATAGGTTAGAAACCGTAAAGCCTTAGTCCCTTTTTAGTTTACTGATAGTGAAATCAGCACCGAAACCAACTAGAACACCGACTACTACTTGAGTGACTGGCTCACTTATTGCTGCTGCATCTAATGCTACTATAGCACCTAGAGCTGCTACGATTGCGGTTACTCCACCGCCTAGTAGTTTTTTATAGTTCAGTTCACCGCTAGTATCTCCAGAGACTCCTCTGATGATATTTAGAGCTGCACCAAACAGGCTTCCTGCTAGTATCAGAATTGGTATATCTGCCATTGATTTAGTAACTCCAAGCCACCCTATAAACCTTTTTAACCACTATTACGTATGAAACATATGCGTTTCTATAAAATAGGTATAATTATTATATTTACATTATTATTAATTACACCCCAAGCTTATGGTGAAGATACATTCAAAACAATAGGTGATAATATATGGCATAAATCTAACCCCACTATATGTATAACAGAACCTGAACCATCTTTGCATGAGAGGTTTTATGGTGGTGTTCTATATGATGCATATTATACAGTAAAAGCTTGGCAAAATAGCCTTGTTGATTATTCTGGTGGTAATTGGACCATGGATGTAAGATTTTATGATTATGAATTTCATAATGATAAACACGCTGATGATTTTCCTGAATGCCAAATATTTATGGAATTTGAGGAATATTCAGGTGGGGATGCATTAGGAACTACAACTTATAACTTTTCTAATTCTACTCACCAGTATGTATTCATAACCACATATTTGAAACATATAGAGAATCCTAAAATTGCATTATGTATAGGGTGTGATGAGGATTTACCAACTGAAATAAAAATAGATATGAATCCTGTTTATATGCCATACCCAGCTATTAAAATGATAATGTTCCATGAGTTTGGTCATGCTATAGGGCTTGGTCATTATGTAGAAGATAAGTCAAGAAACAATAATGTATCGTCTCTTATGTATACTCATTTTGACCCATTTGATATTAAACATGAAATAATAATAGAACCTATTGATTTACAGATGGCAGTTGAGATATATGCAAAAGATGGATTTGGTGGATTATATGGTCTAGCACCAAAACATATAGGGGTAGATTATCTTAAAGAGAGATTTTTGGAATGCAGACAATTACCAACAGCTTCAACAAGAAACTGTTAAATTGTAATACCACCTAATTATTATGTGGAGTCAGAGACACACATTCTAAAGCGTTGGAGATATAAACGATTCAACGATTTCCTTAGCATCTAGCGGTCTAATCAACCGTTAGATGTTAAATTAAAATAAAAAAGGAAGGTTAGTTGTGACAAGTATCACAATCTTCTACTATCTTTTCATATATACCCCTTTTTGGGTCTGAACGGATAGTAATGTGTTTTCTTGTTACTTTTGCTGTTCTTTCTGCTTCTGTAATTGCTGCATTCATTGTACTATTTCTAGGAACTTCCGCCTTTTAAATCTTTGTTTTGTCCAATAATCTGGGTTATTATATCAAATTCCTTCAAAAAACCATCATCATAGTTTTGTTTCTTCTCTATTTGTCCTGTTCCCCATGAGTTTTTTACATCATATTGATGCTCTAAATACTTGTTTGCTAGCCCTAACCAAGCTATATTTTCTTTTATTGTTTGAATTAGTTGAGACATACCACCTATTACGTGGTAACACCATATGAACTTTTTTAATTTAAAATATTACTTCTTAGGACAGAACAATAATATGTGGTCTAAACAATCTCCTAGCTTGGACCACCAACATTTATTTTCACAATTTATATCTTCAGTCAAAACGGTCTCCCACATTTTTCACAGTATATAGTTTTGAGACCTTTACCATATTCAATCAGCTCCCGAGAAGTGGATAATATTAATCCTATTAAAGTTGTGTAAAGTGCTATCTCCAAAGATGGAACCCCAGCTATTGTTGAGCCAAGGTAAGGAGTTACGAAGAACATTCCAGAGTTGCCTATAACCCTCGATATTGCTTTTAATATGGTCATCATTCATTATTGTTTTTTCTCCTTATTATTCTTTTTAGCTTCTTTTGTATTACTGTTTGACCATTCAGACTTCTTTTCAGCTACTTCCCAGTCATGCTTCTTGTTATCCCTGTCTGATTCATTCATTCTATTTTGTAAATCAATCTTATCCCATTGGTCTTTATGAACCCAGTCTGCTGCTGTTACATGTGGATTACCTAATGCATCCTGCCATAGGTTAATTTGTACAGGTTGTCTAAAGTTGTTTAGTTTATTCTGTGTTGGGTCTCCTCCTCCTTGTGCACCCTTTGAAACTGTATCCTTATCTAATTCATCTAATCCTAACAAGTCTTTAATACCTGATGCATCTATTAATCCCATCTGAACCATTCCTGTTAATACTTGGAACATATCAGGTGTTACTAATGTAAGTAGTTTAGGTTTATTGAATTTGAATTTAATCTTACATGGTACTTGTAATGCATCCCCGGTTTGGAATAATATAGCTAATATTCTATCATAGAATTGCTTCTCTACTGCATCTTCTAGTATAATTCTTTCTGGTCTAATCTCTTGATTAATGTATGCATCTACTTCTTCTATGTTTGCATTTCCTCCCAAGTTGCCCACGTCTCCCTCGGCTAATAGGAATCCCGGTAAACCATATGCTGTAATAATAGCTTTGATTAAACCAATTCTAATAATCTCTAATCCACCAACATCTGCATTTACTGGTGTGTTTAATACTTCTACCCCTGTTTCTTCTGGGTTAGATGGTCCTGTTACTGCAATAGCTTGACCTTTTGAATCGTTAATCTTATTGATAAATGATGCTAGTACGTCATCCTCATTACCTGCTTCTTGTGGACTAATAGGTACACTAAAGACTGGTGGTTTATACCATGCTGATTCTGCAGCTCGTTCATAATCCTGATTCAATACAATGTTTAATGTATTGGCTTCATCTGATACTCTAGCTACTTTAGAGTCACCATAATAATCTGAAAACAATTCATTGTTAAAACCATGCATTACATATATCATACGTTCTGATGGAATGATGTTATCTCTAATTTGACTTCTAACTCCTATGATTCTAACACCAATGAGTTCCCCGGTGTTGTCATCTAATACTGGTCTTTCTGTAAATTCAGACCTAATTAATCTAATCTGTTCTGGTAGTTGCCAGTTACCTTCTTCATCTGGGTCTAATGGTGTTAGTGCTAAAACACATCTTCCTTGTTCTAATGCTGTGAAATATCCATTGAATAGGTTGGTTGCTAAATCTAAGTTTAATGCTATTTTGTCTACTTTATCTTTAATTTGTTCTGCAGTCATTTCTTTGTTAAAATATGGTACATGATATGTTTTTGTACTTTGCCAATTATCTAGTTGTTCTTCTGGTACGTCTTCCTCATGTCTTGGTACGATTTCAGTTGTATACCCCTGTCCTGTTGTAAATGTTGTATGTATTCTAGATGCCCTGTAAACATATGGGTTTGTCATGGCACTTCTAAACTCTTTTCTTTGTAACCCAGAATATGGGTCCATAGGATGCCAAACTTGTAGACCTTGGAAGTTACCTTCTTGTCCATTCATTCTTCTCCACATACTTCTATCGAAACTTCTACCACTTTCGTTTGATGTTGATGCTACCTTAGATGCTGCCTTTTTATCAATACTGGCTTTTTTGACTCTAGATTTCTTAGCTGCCATTATTATTTAATACCCATTCCCTCTTATTAAAGTTATGATTTCATCAATCTATTCAATTCTTGGGTTACCAGACTATCTAGATTTTTAGGTCTAGGTGTGGCTGCTACTGCAGCAGCTCTTGGTATACCTCTTACATAATTAGATGCTGCATCACAAGCTAATGCTAGCCCCCAGAATCTATCATCATGAAAACCTTGTGGGTGTCTGTATAGAATATTACCTGCATCTGATTTAACTATCTCCTGCTCTGTTACTTCTCTGTATAAATCTCTATCGTGTATAATTAACTTGTTTCTATTAAAAAGACCTTTCATCAATGATATCAACTCGAACTTTTTAGGTGCAGATAATACAACTGGTCTGAATATATTTTTAATATCTGGGTTAATTAATTTGGATACTGCATCTCCAACCCCTGTTCTATCATAAGATATCTTGTAGAAACCCCCCTCTTTTTCGTTAATCTTTGACATATCGTTGAATACAATATCATAATCTATATGGGTCCATGTCTTTTGCCCTATCTGTTCTAATACACCATCAGTTAATTCTAAACTAATAAATGCAGAATTATCTACTCTCTGTGCTAAATCCAATCCACCAAACTTTGGGTCTTTCATGCTAATGCTTCCTCTGCCCATTGTATACAGAATATTAACCGTTCCTCTTGGTCCTCATCCATATCATCAACCTCATCTGCTTCAGAGAAACAATGGTGATATACCTCATGGTTTATTGTTTTATAAATATCCTCTAGGGTCTCATGCATGGCTAAATATATTACTGCCCTCTTTGTTTCAGAATAATATATACCCCTATTATCTGAATGCCTAGCCCTTAGTTCTACTTTTAGACCCATTATTATTCTTATGACGAACTCGACTATAAATGATTAGACCTATGTTAATCATCGGTAATATCTCAACAAGGTCAATCCCATATAAAAAGAAGTCTAATACTGGATTTGCTCCCCATACAACACCACTTTGTAATATGGCA